CTGTGTTATCAACAGACAAGCCTGTGGTTTGCTGCAACGCCATCGCAGAGAGACCCGTATCAGGCTTGAAAACCTGACCATTAAACTCAAGCGCAACGTCGTGATCTGTAAAGCCAAACGAAAATCCATCTTGGCGCAAGATGCGCCACGCGCGACATAACGTTGTCACACCGCTGTCGAGATGCGCCTGAAAATCTTCTGGAAGCGCGCTCATAAGCGCACCTCTACGACAGGAATGCTGGGCACTTCGCCGGCTTGGAAACTCGCAGCAGAAGTATGAATGCGATCTGTGTCAAAGCGCACAGGCACATCAAACTCAAAGCCAGCGGTGATATCGCGTCCTTCGTCAGGGGCGCGATCAAATAAGATCATACCGCGTTCCAGATCAATGGTGAAATGCACACCTTCATTTTGAGGATCGCCCGCTATGGCGATTGAAACCGTTCCGCTAACGGGCTTTGCAATGTCGCGTGTGTAATGAGCATCCCCTGAATGATAGGTTTTTTTAAGTTGAAATTCTGTCGTGATACCGTCGCCATGTCCGATTAACTGATCGTCATATGCGACAGTTTGCGAAGGTCGACAGGATTTGAAGTCGGACCAATCCTTCCAGCGAAATGCAAACATCTGCCCGCGGCGCGCTTCGAAGAACTTGATGACATCATCAATGTCATCCATTGCACGCAGACCCACACCAGCATCATATCGGCGACGAGAGTGTGCCCATGGGGTATTGCGTTCCTCATATCCGTTGCTCAATGTTACAATATCCGTGCGGCGTTCAGGTCCACCGAGGGAGCCAAAACTGAGCGTCGCTGGAAATCTAATCTCATGAAATTGCATATGTGTTCTCCGTCGGCTTTCGAAATTATCTAGTGCGCTGAGAGCGCGCTAAGGCGCGGCTCATCTGCGATGCGATCTGGCTTTGCGAACGACGAAACCCGTCAACATCAGGGGTTGAAATGTTCATCACAATTGACGTCGCCCGCATGCCAGATCCGCTTGCCTGAACGCCAAGCCGTCCGTCCGCGCTGCGGGTCAAAGGCATAATAGCTTCGGGTCCGGCTTCGCCCATGAGACCAACACCACCGCGCATTGGAAAAGTCGTCGGACCATTGACCACACCACCATTTGCGAAGGCGGTGACACGCCCTTGGGAAAAGCTCGCACCATCTGCAAATGGCAACAGCCCTTTGATCAAAGCGTCCATGCCGCCAGTGATCATGCCAGAGACATGATTGGTTACAGGTTTGATCGCAGCATTCAACGCCGTGCTTGCCATAGAGCGGCCAACATCACGCAGGGCATCACTTAGTTTTTGTCCATCTAGAACAACACTTTGCAACGCACCGCTGAGAGAACGCGTTAGCGTGGCATCCATGCTTTGAACACCTTTGCCAGCACTTTCAAATGTGCCCTGCACCCGCTTCATTTCAGCATCAAACGTGGAGGCCATACCAGCAGCACTGGCAAAGCTCTCTTCGAGTGCGTCCATCTGCGCGTCAATTGGATTTGAACTGTCAAAATCACTCATCCGTTTTCTCTCTCTTTCTCTTCATGCTCAGACCTGTCTGGAAATCGTTTGAGAAGGTCAGAAAGTCCGCCACGCCCCATAGGGGGCGTCGCCCCGTCTTGGCCAAGCATCAGCATCAATTCAGCGGGCGTCAGGGCCCAGAACTCGACTGGTTTCAATCGCAATTGAGCGATGCCTGCATGTATCAAATCCGGCCAATTGATGTCCGTCATGGTGTGCGTTCGCCCGGCATTAAAAAGGCGCGCGCCAAAAGCTGTGCCGTCGCTTTTGTTGCGCCAACCAAGCCACCTTTGATCTCGGCAGAAAGCAGGTCATCCTGCGTGACAGACCATCCTCCCCCACGCAATCCTGCAAGGATCAACGCCATCACGTCGCGACTTGAAAACGCGCCGCTTTCAAATCGCTCAACCAAAGCAACAAGCGTACTGTCCCCGAGGGTCGTTTCAAGCTCAGCCAGTGCGCCCAATGTCAACGACATCGGGCGTTCTACACCATCAATTTCAAGGCTTACGACGCCACTCCAGGGATTGTTCATCATGTGATCGCCGTGAACGTCAACGCGCCAGCAGAAGCCATCGACATCTCGTAAGTGGCTTCACCATTGTGCGCACCAGCATACTCGATGGAACTGATCTGGAACGCGCCTTGCACAATGCCAAAATCAGGGATGATCACCTGAAAATCCGGGATCTCACCATCAAAAAAGATTTGGCGCGCGCGCTCATCTGTCGCTTCATCGCGAAACACACCAGACCCCGACAAGGCGGCTGTTTTTACGCCAGCACCCGACAACAGCTCGCGCCAGCCGCCTGCACTGCTGAGGTTCGTAATATCAACAGTTTCAGCATTGAAATTGATACGTGTGGCACGCAAGCCAGCAAGCGTTTCAAACATGGCAGTGCCATTTGAATCTACTTTGATCAGAAGGTCTCTTCCGTTTTGTGCAACCATTTTGCTCACTCCAAAAAGTTTGAGGATCGTTGGGTGTTCAAATCACGCTTGAACGCGTGCTCTGAATTTTAAGTCGACTTTGCGCTGTCCCGATGAATTACGCTTGGCCGTGCTCGAGCGGTACCAAAAGCCCACAAGATGACCGCGCGCGAGGCTGAGTTCGCTGGCCCCGAGCGCGCTCCACACTGCATCTGCCGCTTCTTTAAGGGTCAAAAAGCTGTCAGCGGTGCTGATGACGGAAACGATTAAATCATGGATCGCGCCGTTTCCGGTCACATCCGATGCATCCACGACAGTTTCTTCGCCAATCAGAATGTAAAGATCGGGCACAGGTCCAGTAGGCATCGCATCATAAATGTGTGTGCCAACAATCGCCGCAAGGGGCCCATCACCAGACAAGCGCCCATAGATCGCTGTTTGAAGGGCATCTGACAAAAGCATACTCATGCGACGACCTCCTCATTGGCGTAACAAACAAGATACTTACCAACCGGCTCTGCTTCTACGACGGCAGTAATCTTGTATGAACGGGTCCCCTCTCGAAACCTTTGAGCGGGACTTGGACGCATGTCCGATCCATGTGGCATCGCACGCACTTTGATCTTCATGCCAATCCTAGACTTGGCGATCCCAAGTTCGCCACTTTCGCGGCCTGAAAAGTTGCGCACCTCTGCCCAAAGCGTTCCAAGGGTTTCCCAGGTTAGGCGCAACCCGCCTGCCCCATCTGGTTGCTCGATGCGCCGCTCCAGTAACAACGCGCGATTGAGACAAGGCGCGCTCATGGTCTTGTCCCCGCAAACAAGCGCATAGGTCGATACCGCTCGATCAGCGATTGAACGCCAAAAGGCATGCAACCGCGCGTCAAAGACGTCTCATCGCGATACTCGTAATAATGCGCAGCCAGCAGAAAAACAGCCTGAGCAAGATCATCTGGAATGTCATTCCAGCTCGGTCCGAAACCGGCTTCGAAACGAATAGTCGCTTTGCCGCCTTGCGGGATTTGCGCAAAGGAAGCACCGCGCGACGTGATTTTTGGACGTTGCGCATCTTCTTCCAACGCGTAACGCTCTGGGCTTAGAATGAGATCTGCGCCATCTGCACCACTGATTTCCAAAGATTGAACCGTACGCACCGGTGCAAGCGGTAAAACTTCAGCGCTTGAATCGCGCCAGCGCGCGACGGTCCAAGTGAAAGCGCGTGAAATAAGCGCTTTTCCGGTCCGCGCTTCTATCGCTGCTAAAGCTGCGCGCAGAAAACTATTTAGAACAGGCTCTTGAACATCTTCTTCAGCAAAACCTGTTCCGAGACGCAAATGCGCTTTAAAGGCGGCGAGAGGCAAAACCTCATCTGGCACCGAGGCCTCTTCGATCAACATCATCGATTTCTCCAAATTAGTCATGCCTCCCCATCTGGCAAAGGTGGGCGCGCGCAGCTGCGTTGCTCGGACGGAGGGGAGCAGCTAGACAACACAGGTTCTCTCTGCACACGCCCAGAGGGCGAAAGACCAAGGCTCAATCTTGGCCTTTCGCATTCGCAACGCAGGCGCGTTAGCCGGCAGCGAATTTCAAAAGCTTAATGGCATGGAAATCAGTGACATCCCCACCAACGCGCTTTGTTGCGTAAAACAACACGTTTGGTTTTGCAGAAAACGGATCTCGCAAGACACGCAAGTCAGGACGCTCCGCGACAGTGTAGCCCGCACCAAAATCACCAAAGGCAATCGCTGGCGACCAGCTGGCGATATCTGGCATATCTTCGCAAATGATGACTTTATAGCCCATTAACAAGGACGGCTCACCAGCGGCATATCCATCAGACCACAAGAAGCGACCGTCGCCATCTTTGAGTTTGCGCACAGCGCCGGCAGTCTTAGAATTCATCACAAACACGGCATTCGCGCGGTAGCGTGCTTCCAGCGCATAGACCAAATCAACAATCGCATCCGCAGGACCTGTCGCGTCGAAATCGCCATCTTCACCGCTGACCACATGACCGATTTCGCCCCAGACTTCCGTGCCAGCAGGCGCAGTCGCATAGGTCAAGAAACCTTTCGGTTTATCAATCCCATCACCGCTAA